ATGGAGAATCCAAAATACAACTTGGATCTGTTTCTAATCTACGGAGGTATGTCACTATCTACTGCATACTCTCTCAAATCTGCTAAAGATTATCTTGATCGTACACAATACACCTACAATCAAGACGTTGAAAGACTATCAGCAGATGAGGTTCGTGGTACATATGTTGAGATTGCATACATGATGGCTCAAGACAAATACGAATTATGTAAGGCACTGTATGATCAATTCACTACCCTCTTCACTAAGATCATGGGTTATGATTGGAAACAATACAAGTTGGCAAAACAACCAATGCCAACTGTATCTAAGAAGAAAGTTACTGCCAAAGACAAGGCACTAGCAAAATCATAAAGCACTATATGAAGGGTAGAGTGTAATGCTCTACCTTTTATTTTTATTTTCAAAGCTTAAAGATTAGTATCGCCATACGAGGCTCTACTAATCTATGAGATTCCATCTCATACTCTGGGTAGCTTGCTAACTACAAATGCTCAAGCTGTAGTTGGTGGTGGAGTTGTCAACCTGATCGTGTAATAGCCGTGTCACAGAAAGTTATATGATCGTTTTAAATTGTAACTTTAAATTGGAGAATCAAAATGATTTACATTTCATGTATAATACTAGGAACAGTTGGCACTATACTATCAATCATATATGCTTATGAATGGTCAGGTGCAGACCCATATGTATTCAACTTCGTTGTTGCATACACAATTAGCTTGGCAACATTCCAACATGGTCTTGCCAACACAAGAAAAAGTATAAAGAAATGATGAGCAACTTCTTTATAATCTATTTAATATACATAATCTTTTGTATATTAATGTTTGCTACATTTGTATATTCACTTGTAGCTTTTAACCCTAACTGATTCAAGGAGGTAACTATGAATCATATGACCCAACTAGCAAAACTAATCGACAAACCTGCAGAGTATAATTTTCCTATCGAAACTATACCAATGAAAGGTATGTGTGATGACAAGATGATTGACTGTGATAATCGTGTTATGATTATCAGATCAGATACAGAAGAGTATCTTGGCGATCATTCCAAATCATACCGACCAGTCACTCATGCTGCAGTACTCGAACCAGTCATTGATATAGCTGATAGTATGAAGACACCATACATTACACAGATCAACATGATTGACAATGGTGCAATGATGGAAGCAAAACTAATCTTCAAAGAAATTTGCTTTGATGATCCTGCCATGCAAGATTACATTGCATTTCAAATTGTACTTCGTAATTCATACAATGGTGTCTGGTCTGTGATGATACAAGCTGATGGTCTACGTCTGTGGTGCATGAATGGTTGTACTACACCTGATAAGATTGCCAACTACAGACAGAAGCACAATGGTATCTTCAACTACAACTTCGATCATATCAAACACTCAGTAGATTTGTTTCGTAGTAATGAGCCTCGCTTTCGTGAGTGGTACAATACACCAGTGACACATGATGAGATAGTTACTCTGTTTAATAAACTTACTTGGACACCAAAGCCAACTATTGATGGTAGGTATCGCAACGAAACTCAGTATCAAAAGCTATACCAACACTGGTATGACTACTCCAACAATATTGGCATAAATAAATGGGGTCTATACAATGCAGTAACACATTGGATATCTCACCCTGAAAATGTCAGTAGTACCAACAAAACTATTGTAGAACGTAACAGTAAGATGCTATCATATATGTCTAAGTCAGACTCAATGTTCAATTAATGGAGGTTATAATGGACATCAACTACACGACAGCAGAACTAAAAATGTGCCAAGCCTATGCTAGACTTGGTACTCCACAAGACTTCAGAGAAATGTACGATCATATGTGTGATGTTGCTAAACCATATGGCTACAATCACCCTGAGTTTTGGGTCAATAAGATGACTGCTAAGACAATCAAGATATGGGAAGCTAACAATGCTCCCAAAGATTGGCAAGGCAAAGAAGCATCTGATATCCTCAATGATATGATGGATAGTCAGATCAAACATAGCTTTAGCTGAACCCTAGTTGGTTGGGTAGTAGCTACGCATTATCTCCTTAGTGCGTAGCTACACTTAAGCTATGAAAAATACAGTACGATATCAATATGTGTCACTGATAGACAAGCTAGTATTACTGCGACAAGAACGTAAAATATCGCAAGAAAAATTAGCTATAGACATTGGTATAAACACTAAATTGTTTGGACAATGGGAACGTAAACTTGTTGAACCCAAACTATTTAACTTGCTTTGTTGGTGTGAAGCATTGCAAGTTTACCTTACAATTTCACATGATGATGGAGAGTTCTAATGAATAATGTAATAGATCAACTAGTAAAAGAAGGCATGGATAAGTCATTCTTGCAGGGTAAAATAATAATACTACATAAACTTATCAATGAATTGAAGAGTACAGTTCGTGGATTAGAAGAAGAACTAGAAAAGATTGGCATCAAAAATGGCAAGTAAAAGCAAGATCAAAGGTAACTATCATGAGAATTGGTTTGTAAAACTATTTACTTCATGGAAGTTACCAGTAAAAAAAGTTCCCCTTTCAGGTAGTTTGGGAGGAGAACATACTGGTGACATCAAACTTGTAATTAAAGGAGTAGAGTATGTTGTAGAAATAAAATACAGAGCAGTAGATAAATTCCCTAGTGTTTTCAAGGTGTTAGATGGAAAAGATATTGCAATGTATAAACGTAAAACTGGTGATCCAAGATGGATTGCCATCATTCCAGATAAAATATTTAAGGAGATAATCAAATGAATTATAGTTTAATATGTTGTATATGTCACAAAGATATAGAACCTGATCGTGATGTAAATGGTGACATATATTATCATGGTGGTCATAATCCATCACCAATATCTGAAGATGGTTGGTGTTGCAAATCATGTAACGAATCTATTGTTACACCTGCAAGATTAACAGAGATGCGACTATCAATGGCTATGAAACAAGGAGGACAGTCATGAACAAATACAAAAAATTATGGCAAGATTATTACGATCAAGTTGTATCACTTGATGGTCTTGAGCAGCAAGTAGAACAAGCAGATGATGTGTCACAAGTACAGCGATACATCAACTACAAAATGAAACCAACTCATCAGTCAGACAAAGACTGGTGCAATGCTATTGCGACAGACATATGGAATGAGTACTGGAGCAAATACAATGAACCAACTATCTAAAGATTGGCAACCAAGCCAAGCAATCATGGACAAATACAAGGAGGTTAACCATGACAGAGAAACTAAATACTTCAAACATTTCTACATTGGCAACCAGTATCGTAGAGGAGACTGGGATCAAGAATATTGCAAATGGTGTGACAAACAGACCAATCGCAAAAACTCTCGTTCAGCAGTGGGGTACAGATCCAAACGGATACACAAAGAAGATTCATTCTATGCTAGAGTCTACTCTGAACTGCAAGATAAATGAACGAGTCAACAGTTCGTTTGTATTCTTCAGATGGGAGATGCCTACCATATCAGACATAGCTAAGATCATGGTGGTGCAAAAGCCATTGCTCATCAAGACTATGCAGGAAGCTATGACTGTAGCTGATCCCAAAGATATTCAGGACTGGATCATGGAAGTCATGGTATGTACTGCCAAACAATCAGCATTGACCGAGAGAGACATGGCACTCAAGGCAAAGGTCTATGCCACTAAACTCAGTCACATACCTGCAGATATATTGCGTGATGCGTGTCACAAGATATGTCTCAACAGTAAGTTCTTCCCATCACTGGCAGAGATCTATCAGTATGTAGAGCCAAAGCTATACTATCGTAAGTCACTGGTGGAGTTGATATCAAGTAAACTAATTGCATCAATAGGAGATAAGTAATGAAAGAATATATAGTGAAAACCTCTTCGATACTTGTTGAAGAGTTTACAATAGAAGCTAAATCATCAGATGAAGCTAGAGATAAATGGTGTGAAGGTGATTACTTAGATGTCAAACAAACAGACCAAATGAGTACACAAATAGAAGAAGTAAAGGAGAAATAAATGGAAGATAGATTTGAAGATGTACCACAAGAACTAGACGAAATTGATCGTGCAGGATCGGTCAAGATCACAAGCTACTATGAATACTATAAACATATAATATTTTATCCTGATAAAAACGATAACATACAACCTGCAGGTATGACTGCAACCAACAGAAATTATATGTAAAGCCTTGATATAATTAAATAAATAGTGTATGCTGATAGCAGAAATGGAGGTTTCAATGACACTAGATATACGACACTCACCTAATCGTGAGGACTTCATCAGAGGTAGCGACATGGTATCTTTGATGCAAGGTAAGTGGAACGAGTTATACAAAATCAAGATGGGTCAGATCGGTCGCAAAGATTTGTCTCGTGAGTTCAATGTACAGCTTGGATCACAAACAGAATCATTCAATATGCAATGGTCACAAGAACAATATGACTATGGGTTTTCTAATCAAGTACCATTCAAGAAACAATATGGCAGCATAAACCTACAAGGTACACTTGATGGATATGACTATCCCAACAATGTACTTATTGAATGTAAACACACACATAGTATGAATACTATGGATCATATGATCGACTTCTATATGCCACAGATTCAGTTCTATATGTATCTATCAGGTGCAAAGCAAGGACTATTATCTGTAATATTTGGTAACAAATATGATGCAGTAGTTATTGATGCTAGTAATGAGTATCAAGATTATATGCTTACACAAATCAAAATGTTTTGGGATTGTGTAGTACATGGCAATGAGCCTGATGATGCTAACACTCTAGTAGAAGGTACTGATGCCATTAACTATGAACATATGACAGACAAAATACCTATCAATGGTAAGACCAAACGAGATGTTACTTGGAGTAATTCATTTAAATCAGCTACAGAAGCATATCTTCAGAATGAAAGCTATGCAAAAATGTTTGAGTCTGCCAAGAAATCTTTGAAAGAAGAAATAAAACCTGATGAGTCAGAAGTCTATAATCATCTTATCAGTGTAAAGAGAGATAAACGAGGGTCAATTCGTATAACAAAGAAAGGGTGAGTAGACCCAACTCACCCCTTCAACTATCTGTATAATGGAGGTTACACATGACAGATACTAAAACTAATACCAAAAAAGCAGAGCCTAGTAAAGTATGGACTGTCAAGAAGCACACAATAAAGACTGCACTTCTTGAGTTCCAAAAACTTGCTGTCACTGCAAAGAAAGATGGTAAAAACCCACACTTCAGAAGTAACTACTCTACACTAGAGTCAGTTATCGAAGCAGTAAAGCAAGGCAATCAGTTTGGTTTGTTCTTTACTCAAGAAATGACATACGATTATGTATCCAATGATGATGGATCTAATGTTGTAGTACCAGTTGTATCAACTAAAGTTATGCACGAGCATGATGATACTGTCATTGAGTCAAAGCTACCTATCATGTTGGCACAAACCAATATGGAGAATCCACAGAAGATTGGATCAGCTATCACATACTACAAAAGATACACATTGCAAAGTGTGTACGGATTACCATCAGAAGATGATGATGGTAATGTTGCAAGTCAACCTACAATAACTACTTCCAAACCAAAAACAAGAGGAGAAGATGATGGATTATGATAACACAGACAGAGGTAGTTTCTTCAAACCACGAGCAGATGAAAGTCTGCTTGTGCAAGGTAAGCTAAACAGTAATGGCACAGAGCATAGAATTGTCATTGTCAAAGCCTCACTACCTGATGGTGGTACTGCACGAGATGTCTATGCAAAGGTCGGTACTATGTACGAGAACGACAAATCTCAGAATGAGAAGTCACCAGACTTCAGTGGTCCAGTAACACTGCCCAATCAGGACAGTCGCAGGATTGCTTGTTGGAAAACTATATCCAAAGATGGCAACACCAAGTTCTTGTCAGCACGGATAGGTGACAAGACACCACGAGTAGGTGATGAACCAGTAACATACAACAATGATGAGGAGGAAATCAATGACGAAGTACCATTCTAGTGAAGCAATGGCAAGAACCCATGATCCTAAAACATCATGGGAAGCTGCCGAATCTGTTGACACTAACAGACTAGAGAAGATAGTTCTTAGTTCTATCAAAGCACATGGTAAAAAAGGTGCTACACATGATGAAGTATGGAGTCATCTTATGAAATCACACAGACATAGTACATTTCGTGAGGGTAGCATTACCCCACGATATGCTACTCTTGAACGAAAAGGTTTTATTACTCGCAATGGTGACACTCGAAAGGGAAATGCAGGTAGAAGTCAGCTTATAATGTACGCTGTGCAAAAAAAGGAGGAATAAATGCCAAACACATATCAAATTGCAAGTATGGAAAAACTATTAGACTGGTTAAAGTCTTGTCCTAATGAGACATATATCTCATCATTACAAGGAAATCAGCTTCATGTTAAGTTTTATGTACCAATGTGCAAGAATGATGAAAAAACAGCTTGATTTAAGAGCCATACAGAGGGGGTAAAGACTCCCTCTAGTATGATTGTACCCTAGAATTACGTTGATTCACCGACACTTTGCATTTCTCCAACAAGCCTCATTGCTCTACTTGGTACTTGTTTTGCCCACTTTGAGTCAGTCATTTCGTATGCAGCCTCAAACCAATCACGATTATCAACTGCTTTTTTCATATTATGGAAACGAGACAGTCTTGGTCTGCCCATATTGAACATCATGTTAGCAATAATATGTTGTACTTTGACTGGTAGATCATCAAAGTCACTATAAATTAATTTACATTCATCAACAGTAGTAGCTAAATCTTTTTCAAAAAGTTCGTTAACTCTTTCTTCTGCTACTGGTGTGCCAACTTCAGCATTATATTCTGTATCCCATTCAGTAATAAGATGTCCTATCCCACAAGTAGGTAA